GCGTTCTTCACCAGCGTTACGACGCCAAGACTTAAGTTGCGATTGGGTGATGTTCGGTGAAACACGAATCATGACACCGGGTCGCTCTGGAATCGGGATATAGACATCGCTACGGCGAACCTTGTCTTGAATGACTTTCTTCAAACTGTCCAAAACATTGTCTGGTTCGGCAGTATTGTTATCTACACGGCGAGACATCGGTGCAGTTGATGCAGGGAAGTCTGAACTATCTTCTGAATTGAACTGAATGTTGGTCATAGGCGAAACACTAACACGCCTTCGCCCATCAAAATGCAACCCTCAAATAGAGGAGATGGTTATTGTGGTGAGTTTCCTACAGAAACAGTAGCAACGCTGAATGTGAGCGTGAAAGTCGCTGGAGTACCCGAAGTTGCATCGCCGTCTGGCTCGGTCAAGCCAACGAGAAGAGCGCTAGTGTACTGACGGTCAGCACCCGGAACAGCAATATCACAGTCAAAAACATGGACATCAATGTCGTAGCGAACGCGACCAACAACCGGACGCAAAGCCTGAATCTTTTGCATGAACGCAGTATCAGTTGAAACATAACCAGTTACAGTGATGTCACCAATTTCCATTGGAGCACAAAGCGTCTCAGAGAACAAATCTCCGCCATGGTAGACCTTTTCAACCGATGCCGTGATTTCTCCACCAGCGATCTGCGTGAAGTAGTCAGGGAAAGTCGGCAAACCAACGGTACCTTGCGATGGCGTGATCTTGCCAACAATTTGGCGTTGTGTAGCAAGATTCTTGAACAGTTGTGGACGAGCCATTTATTCCTCCGTTATGCCAAAGCAGTTGTTAGATTTGACTTGATGAGATCAACTTCAATTTTGTCACCGATGCTTGCGACACGAACGCCAAGTCGTGCTTTGACCGTTCCTTCTTCAAGTTGCGTCAGTGGGTTCAACGAAGCATCACACTTGATTGTGTAACCGTAGTCAATACGGCGACCGTCTGTAGCAAATCCTTCGTAGAAACCACCGTTGATGCGGATTGGTTCAACAACTGACTGGATTGCGTTGATGATGTTTGCAAAAAGCGTGCTTCGTCCATCAATCGTTGAGAAAACAAGATCCTCAAGACGCTTGTTGGCTTCAGTTGAAATGTAGTTGATTGTGTCGCGAGCAGTGATGAAACGCCACTGTGCTGTCACCGTTGAGTGTGAACGGGCTCCGTAGATACGAACACGACCGTTAACAAGGCGCAGTGGGTTCACATACGACGCATCCATCAGGTCTGCTTCGCCTCGGCTCACTGGCAATGCAATTCCCGTAACGAAGTTTGCCTCAGATGCAACACCCGCATAAGCCCTCCATGGACCAGCGGCGTTATGTGTGCGTGAACGAACAGCGGCTACATATGCTTCTGGTGGAATGCTTACAGTTACCGAACCGTTAGGGATTTGCACCCAAGGATGGTAGAAAGCCATGTGTTCGTGATAAAGGGTTCCTGTGTAGCCAGCAGAAGCCGAACGGGCTTGAGCAAGCGTGTTGCTAGAAGCAAAACCACACAAAGCAATACGGTTAAAAGTCGCGGCATGAGTGCGAAGTGCATCGTAGAGTGCCGAGTCCGATGATCCTGTTGCGATTCCCGGTGCCGCTACAGCGCCTGAACCGAGATCTTCGGTGAACAGTGCAATTGCGGTAATGAAATCTGATTTCGCTACAGTTCCGTTGTCGCCGTTAGAAGGGCTTGAAGAAGAAGCAGTCTTTAGGAGGTGCGTAGAAACAGCGGACGCTGTTAATGCACAGGTCACATAGTTCACGAGAGTTGTATCAGCGTTCACTGCATCAACCAACCCTGTCAAATCGGTGTAGCCCGTGCCACTGAAAATGATTTCACCAGAGTAGGTAATCGTGACATCATAAGTGGTTGTGTTGTTCGTTACAACAAATGCGAGCGAGTTACCCCAAATGCCTTTGCTGACCGCAGTAAAAGTAACACCAGGACCGTCTCCAGTCGCGGTTACAAGGGCTTTAGTCCCAGCGACACCAGCAGAGGCATTAACTTTTACGAAGTATGCCTGAACTCCACCTTCTTCAAAGAAGGTCTTCATTGAATACCAAGAGTATGAGCCAGTTACATGGCTACCAAATTTTGTTTGAAAATCTTCAAGCGAAGTAACGGAAACGGCTGTTGAGCCGATTCCCCTTTCGGCTGTTCCCAAAAGGAAGAAGGTTGCTGCGGGAGCAGTACCTACGTTGACCGCGCCTGTACGAACTGCTGTTGAAATTGTTACGCCGGG